ACGGACATGTTCGCATCACGCTCGGCCATCACGCGCTCGAGCAGTGCGTCCTGCTCCATCAACTGCCTGCGCTTGATTTCGTTCTCGATAGCCAGCGTGTCCATCTCGATACGCTCGCGCTCGGTCATGCCGCCCTGCTGCATCGGGGAAGCCATCTGCATTCCCATGTCGACCTGGCGCGCGACACCTTCCTGCGTGGCGCCTTCGCCGCCGACCTTCGACAGCGTCTCGACCGTCTTGGCCTGCGTCAGTTCGCTCTCGGCAACCGTCTTGACCACGTCGGCGCGGGCCTTCGCAGCCTTCGCCATCGCCTCTTCGGCCGCTGCCTGCAGGAATACCGTGTTCGGATCTTGCTGCTGACCGGCGGCGGCGAGCTGCTGCGCCTCTTCTTCGGTCGGTTTCATGACGCCCATCTGCACGAGCTGCTTCCGGAAATAGTCGCGGATATCCGACAGGCCCTCGCCTTCCATGTTCATCAGGGCGGCTGCCTGCAGAACCTGCTGGGCCTGCTGGTCGGAAGTGACCGCCATCATCTGCGTGAGCGCCCGCACAGTGGCAGCACGCTTGCTGCTCGACGACGGGCCGACATCCACCGCAACGTCGAACTCGGCCTCGGTCAGGTCGTTCTCGTGTTCGATCTCGCCTTCCTCGCCGATCACCGGGCGCATCAGCTCGACGCTGCTGACCTGCTCCTGCTCGCCCAGCATCTTCATCTTCCGGCCCGGCTCGACGTAGATGTCCTTCGCCATCGAGAGCCAGATTTCCCCGCCGCGTCTGACGCCCTTCGCATAGTTGGACATGTACAGGAACGTCTGCATGTCCAGTTTCTGCTGCACCAGGTCGACGGCCTTGCCGGAGACGTTCGAGACGATCTTCTCGCCCTGCTCCGAGTTGCCCAGCACGTCGCGGATGTCTTGCTCTGTCAGTTGCAGCAGCGCGGCCATTGCCTGCGGAATCGCGGGCGCCTTCGTGTAGCCGACCGGGCCACCGGCCTGCATGCTGCCGTCAGGCGCGCTGATCGGGTTGACCAGCAGATACGGATAGTTGCGCAGGTTGTCTTCCTGCCACATCACCTGGTGCCCGGCGATCTGCTCAGGCACGAAGATCGGTTTTTCGATGCTGCTGTATGCGGCGATCTCGGCAAGCTTCGACCGCTGCATGTTCGCCAGCCGCTGGGCATCCTTCGCAAGCCGGACATGCCCGCAGAAACGCTCGATGTTGTCGATGTACCAGCGTTTCCCGTAGACCGGCACAATCGGGATATGCCGACCCGGCAGGTAACCGCAGTCCTCCAGAACCATGTTGCCGGAGAGGATGTACTTCCGCACCTTCCGGCGCTTGACGCGCTTCTGGCGCACCTCGAAGCTGCCGATGGCCTCGAGCTGGGCCAGCAACTCGTCGTCCAGGTCTTCCGACCGGTACTTTTCCTCCGAGCCGTCCAGGCTGCGGAAGACGCGGATCACCTCAGTGCGATCCTCGACGCGGTAGTACTCGGCGACATAGACGACATCGGGAGTACACCAGTCGAATTCGTACTGGTGGATCGTCTTCGGCCAGCTCGTCGGGTCGTCGTCGTAAGCCGCCTGGTAGGCGTCATGCGTCATGCTCGTCAGCACGAAGCAGCGCGTGGCGTCGGCCTTGTCCTGGCGCTTTGCCTGCAGGTCGAAGAACACCGACGAGTCGGCATCGAAGATCGGCTCGATGCGGATGCGCTGCCGCTCGTCCTCGTCGTCCTCTTCCGACTCGTAGACCGCCCGCAGGCGCCACGCACCGAACCCGCCAGCGACCGCTTCTTCGAAAGCGTTGTCGTAGGCTTCCTCGGCCACGCTGTCCTGCTCGTCCGACCGGAACAGCCCGTCGCAGACATCGGCCAGGCTGTCGTACTCGCCGTCTTTCGCGGTGTAGTTGACCGAAATGCGGTTCGCCCGGTACTCGGAGCAGATGCGCTGGACTGACAGCGCGATCTTGTTGACTTCGAACTTCGGCCGGTTCTCGAACTGCTCGTTCAGCGGGCCTTCCCACTGCGCACCGGCAATGGAGTAGAAGCGCCGATCCTGCAGGCTTTGCAGGCGCTCGTCCTTCACCGCCGACTGGATGCGGTCGAACTCGGTCATGGCATCGGAGTGCACCTTCGCCAGTCGTTCCTGCTCGGTCGGTCGTGCCACGTCGTCTCCGCTTGCCTATGCGCGCTGGATTATGCTACACGCGGCGCGCGCGCGCAAGGTCAGCGCCGGGCCGCAATCGCCGCCCACCGGCTCGCCATCGGCAGCGGCGTGGCAATTTGCGGTTTGCTGACAGTCGCCCGCCTGGCGCCCTCGCAAGCGTAGCGCAGGGCGTCGATGCAGTGGTTTTCTTTGTCGGCCAGCACCGGCAGCACTCGTCCGGTCAGCGGGTCGGTCTTGTAGCTGTACAGCGTCAGCTCGTCGATCACATGCGTGCAGCGCGGGTGAACGATGATCTCGAAGCTCTTGAGCCACTCGACGCCGTCCTCGACCGACTTCGGCCCCTTAACCGCCCCCGTGATCTTCGGGAACCCGTGCCGCCGCATGTGGCTGATCGTCTCCGGACGGCTGGAATCGGCCACCAGCGGCCACTTTTCGGCGTCTGGCACGCTGAAGAACAGGTCGGGCGTGTCCATTATCTCGCAGCCGACGCGGTATGCCTCGTGGTCGACGTAGAGCTTCCGGCCTGCGATGTGGCAGCGCACCAGCACCGTGGGGTCGCTGGCGAATCCCCAGTCGGCACCCAGCCGGTGAATCGCATCGTCGGGCGCTTCGAACTCCTCGATGCGCCAGTTGCGGAAGACGCGCGCCTCGCTGTTCTGCAGGTAGCCGCCCAGCCAGATGTGCCCGTACTTGTCCGGATCGCGGCCCCGGTCGTACTCCATTTCCTCCCGCAGCACGTCCGGAAACCAAGGGTTGTCCTGGTAGTTGACCTCGACGACCACCGACCGCGGCGGCAGGTTGTCTCCGCGCAGCAGCTGGTCAATCGGGTCTGTATCGAGCCGCGGGTTCCAGGTAAACCACAGTTCCGAGTTCGGTTTCCTCAACGTCGGCCGGAGCATGTCCAGCGACCGCTGGCTCAGGCTCTGCGCCTCTTCGCCCCATGCGCGGTCGTAGCCTTCCAGCGACTTGATCGTCTCGGCCGTGTGGTTCTGCATGCCTTGGAAGATGATCAGGCCATCGCCGCTGCCCGCCGGGTTGTGCGACTTGATCAGCGCCTCCTGAACGGTGAAATACGCTCCGGCGTTCATCGCCTCGATCTTGTCCTCGATCAATCGCTTGACCGACTGGGCCAGCGACTTCTGCACCTCGCGCACGCAGACCGAGCGGCTCGACTGGTCGATGATGTGCGCCTCGACCAGCATCTCGGCGAAGGCGTGCGACTTGCCAGAGCCTCGGCCGCCGTGCGCGCCCTTGTAGCGCGCAGGATCCAGCAGCGGCAGCGCCCATTCAGGCGTCGGAAGTGTCAGCGTCTGCCCGGCCATGCACCACCACTCGCTCGATCTTCTCGATTGCCAACGGACGCTTCGGGTCGCCGCTCAGTTCGAGCTTGTCGCCGTATGTGCGCGGTGCGAGCTTCGACAGCAGCCACTTGCGCGTGTCCACCTGCAGCCGCTGCTTCGCCACGGCGCCGGAGTCGGTCGCGCCGTGGTCGGTCGTGCCGACAGGCGCATCGGCCAGCTCGATGGTCTGGTTGGCGATGTACTCGACCAGGTCTTCCCTCGCGCGCGCGTATTCTTCCGCCAGTGTCGAGTCCTCATCAACCCATCTTCCAAACGTACTCTGCGGAACGCCCTGCGCCTGGCAGGCTGCGAATGCACTCTTGCCCTCCCGCATCCCAGCGAAGACGGCTCGTGCGACTTCCGCTCGTTCCTCTGGCGATCTACCTGCTCTCGGCATGCTGCCCGCTCCTCTGATCATGAAATTCCATCATGCCGCGTTCGATTTTCACGCATTGCCTCTTGCAACCGGAACGCCAGCACGGCGCGCTCCTTGCGCAGCTCGCCAATCGTTCGCGCCATGTCCTCGATTTCCGTGCGGGCCAGCCAGCGG